ACCACTTAAAATATTGATAGTGGGGACACCATCAATATCCCTAGAAACCTGTACCGTTAATCCTACAGCAGTTCCATCTGCTGAATTTATAACACACTCTTCAAATGTTACAACAGATTCTTGCGGAATATCAGTTGAAGAATCAATTTGAACTTCTAAAACACTATTTCTTACAGGTCCAACAACATCAAATCTTGCAACTTCGCCCTCTAGAATAAGATCTTCTTGAGCAGTAACGGTGTACTCAGTGTAATTATCTGTATTAAGTCCAAAATTAGAAATTGTTGGTTGGGGTAAGTCAGAAAATTGAGGATAATTTGGTGTCTCTAGGGGAATATCTGGAATAAATGTAGTTGATGCCTTAAAATTATTTTTTATTGGTTGATTAATTACACCACCAATAAATTTAACCTTGGTAGATTTTCTTTTATTTCTTTTCCTTGCATCGTTACAAACGCCACGAGGTAAATTTCCATTTAATTTTTTTCCAGTTAAACTACCAGTTTCAATTTCATCTATAGCATCGTCTAGGAACTCATCTGATGCTTGCTCTGCTTCCACAATTGCATTAATTAATTTAGTGAAAAATCCCTCATCATCTTCCTCTTCTTCATCATCTTCATCATCTTCACCATCCGACCCATCACTACAAATATTTTTATCTTTGTTGCAATCATTATCGAGACCTGTACAACTGATGTTCAGGAAAGTGAGCACTCTGTTAACAACTCCACCAATTAAATCGAGGAAACTACCTGCTTCACCTAATAAATCTTGTATCGGACCAAGAACTGTACTAATAAGAGATTCATAAGAACTTTCAAGGAATCTAACAATCTTAGAAGTAACATCATCAATCAAGCATGTTGCAGCACTGAAAGCATCTTGCAGATACTCCATAACTAAATCAATAATATATTTAATTAGGTCATCTAGTGTTTTTGTAAAAGAACAACCAAGATTTCCTAGTAACTCATTAAAAGTTTTAATTACCTCCTTTAAAAAATTACCGTGAGGTGCATTTGGAACATAAGACTCTTTAGGATTTTTGGCTTTATCTGTTGCCTTTTCTTTTACATCCTTAGCACTCTTAACACCCATAATTAATTTAACTAGTTCCTCAATACCTTGCCTAATGCCAAATACAATTTCTTTTTTGACTCTTAACGACAAAGCTGAGACTAATCGAGTTAATTTTGAAATGTATTTTCTTGGCAGTGTCTGTGCATTATATAATAAACCATTTGCCTTACCAACATAAAAAGTGCCGATTTTTCCTCCAGATTGTTGATTTACTTTTAATAAATCTCCAATAATTTTTCTAACTTCTCTACCAAAACTCTTGGCATCGCACTTTGCATCCGCTTTCTTAATACATTGCTTTGAACCAGTTGGATTAGTTTCAGTTCTCTCTTCATTCAAAGCTGTCAATGCTGAAACGCCACCTTGTTGTTTAGCGGCAGCACCACCAGCATCTGCATTAGAACCATCTGGATTTTTACCCTCTATAGTTTCTTTTAGTCTATCAGTAGTTGGTTTAATATCAATAGGTCTTACCTGTTCAAATCCTAAACTCGTTAATCCAGGTTTTAAATTATTAGGCTCAATAAAAGTAGTTCCTGGTACATGACCAATACTACCCATGATGATAGGTTTTTGGCACTCTGGATCTAAGTAAAATCCAGCAACCCAACACCCAACCTCTAAATTGTGAGCACCTTTAGAACCACCACTTTGGTAAGGAACATTTGTCGGCAACATCACATGACACCATGGAAGGTCATCTGTAGATGTCACATCACCTTCTTTGTTATGTACGCCTACAATTCTTACTTTTACTCTACCACCATTTAACTTTACATCAGTAACATTTTCTACTTGACCTATCCACCAACTGAATCCGTCGTTACCAATATTGAATGTGGGTATTACATTAGAGAGGATTGGATCAATCATTGCCGATGCTGCTAGGGTCTTCCTTCATACCATATGTATCACGAATAAGTTCCAAAACGGTTTCAAATTTCTGTCCTTGTTCGTTAGCATATAAAAAATTATGGGATAATTTGCCAATTAAATAATTACCACTGGCTTCATTATCCCAAGGTTCTTTTTCTCTATTTTTTCCAGCGACTAAGTTTGGTAATTTTATTTTAATTTTTTCTCCTACGGTAAGCTCAAAATTACCAGGTATTCGTATTTCTAATTTTTGAAAATCTAATGAATGTCTTCTTGCTATGCTTTGAACAATTGTATATTTAGATGAATCTGGAAATTGTGGTGTCCCTCCTTCCTCAGGATCCGCAACAGATGGATTTGGATTCCACGTTTCATGGTCAACTACTAAAGATATAACTCTAGATGGAGGCAGAATAGCAGAATCATTATCTGATGTGGCATATTTTGGTAGTTTTGATTGACTACCTAACTGCGCCATGGTAGGAAAAGATTCGTCTAATCTATAGATATATTCTTCAGTTTTACCATTAGAAATATTGTATAATATAACCTTACTCGTATATACACCTCTCCTCATTTTATCAAGAAGATCTATCTCAGTTTTGAATGAATATCCTTCTATAACATTAAAATTATTTGGGTCATTTATATCACTCATGGGTCTGGAGACATATTCAGCAATAACTTTATTACCATCAAATGCTCCCCCATCATCACAAAGATTATCTATCGATTTGAAATTAAATCCATTTCTATTTTGATAAAACATATACCCAGCACTACCCTTTAATATGGTGCTATTATCATCATCCTCAGTTTGTGCCTTTGTAGTATTTTTTGTCTGTTTATTTGCAATTTTTGAGTTATTATATCCCTTAATCGAAATAGATTTTCTTTGTAAGTCTTTTATAATGTTTGTTGGTTTTCTCCTTGCTGGAAATAAAACGTGACCATTACCTGTTGTTTCAATAAATATCCTGCCGCTAGGAACTTTTAAATAATTTTTAAGTAAATCTTCAACAATTTCACTTCCCTTTCCAGATAATCTTTTATTTACATGTTGATACTCATTAACAAATGCAGAGTCTGTAACGAGAGCAATTCTATAAATTTGTGTGTTTCTATCAAATAATCTATCGTATATTTTCCATATGCGAAAAATATATTCAACATCTGTTTTGTCACCATTATTATTATTACATTCCATTCCAATGCGTACAACTTCACCACCTTGTATTGGTAAAGTTCTAATAACGTTTTCGCCACCATCAACTAACTGTAATGATGCTTTTACAAATGGTTCATCAATATCTTCGTAGTATTGGAAAAGAGTTGTAATAGAAGTTACATCTCTAATATCACCACTAGCAGGTTGAATTTGAACGTATTTTGGTGTAAAATTCTTTACTGACATAATTTAGGTAAATGCTGGGTTGAAAAGAATATTTAATTTATTTGAACTTACTGGGTATGAAGAAGAGTCTCCTGTTATGGTAGGAGTTCCTACCGGTTTGGCAATGGGAGGTGCCATAGCTATCGTTTCACTAGGAGAAATAGAACCAGGAAGTGATTTTCCAGTTGGCGTGGGAGCAATTCTAGCATTTGTTTGAGTTTGTGTTTCGCTGGATGACCTCAACTTAGGATCGTAAATGAAGTGCCCTTCATGTTGTTGTCCTGGATAAGGAGCATAAACCCAACCATATTTAGAACCATGTTGCTTAATCCAAGTTTGCGAATCACCCTGAACATCCATTGCCATGCCTCTTAAATGCAAACTACCTGCAGCCCCACCAACAGTATCATTTTTTCTCTGTGATCTTTTTGTACTGGTAATATCACTACCTTTAATAGCACCATTAGCGTCATTATACATTTTTACAAATGCATTTCCTGCAGGTTGACTAAACACGAGAGGTCTTCTATTTCTGTCTTGTAAACCAACTGGTGAAAATCCACTACCTGTTTCTTGACTTCCTTGACTACGTTTTAATTTAATACCGGAATTAGTAGGAACTAATGGATTGGCGGAAGATTGTCTACCAACACGTCTATTACCCTCTTCTATCAATGCTTGAACTACCCTGGCATTTTTTCCTCCACTCGTATCTATCCTTTGGTCTCTTCCAAATAAAGAACCCAATCCACCATACCTGAATATTTCAAATCCGTTTGTTGTTTTATATGCTTTATAATTTCCACCACCAGGAATGCTAAAATTAAACGTATCATTGGTTTTCATTCCAAAATTTTGCTTAATATCCTGAGAACTTAATTTTTGTTCTTTTATTTTTTCTACTTGAGTTGCATCAGGAGATGGCGAGAAAGGTAAATCCTCAGAAGTAGGGTCATTTCTGGGTGGACCTGGTGGTGGACCTGGTGGTCGTGGTCGTGGTGGTCTCTGTGGTCTCTCATTTTCTTTAGCATCACCAGAAGGTTTTCTACCAAGCAAAACATTCAAGATACTTGGTGGGAAACCGAATGCCTCAGCAATTGGCTCCAACACAGGTCTTGCTGTGTTCAATACAGCACCAATCAACGGATTTGCATTTGCTAACATACCCATTGTGGCAAATGTCATACCACCAGATATAATTGGACCCAAAGCAAACATCTTACCCATGTTATCTGAGTCTCTTTTTGTACCAGATAATAGTTTTTTTCCTTCCGGTCTTTCTGTTGGAATTGCAGCAAATGATTTTGAACTAATCTTTGTGGGATTAGTTAGCATTTTTGGTTGTATAATGCCACCTTGAGATAGTCTAGGAACAAATCCAGCAGAATTGCCCATCTCACCAGGGCCAGCTTTTGCCCATGGTTCGCGTGAGTTCATTGGCAGTGGACCAATTTCACCCGGATAAGCAGTTCTTCCTCTTCTTCCCCTCCTCTTTAAGAATTTACCTCCAATAGAACCAAGTCCACCAAGTAATCTACCACCTATTCCTTTAGCAGCACCTAATCCTACTTCCTTTACATTGATACTCCTTGCAACGTCAAGAATACCTCTTCTAGAAGATGCTTCTGCTTCAACTTGAGCATCTTCCTGGGCGTCTTTATAGTTATCTAATTCTTTTTGTTTTAAGTCAGTTTCTACTTTACTTACATCAGCAAGATCTTCAGTAGATTTTCCAAGAGTTTCTGTAGAATTTACAGTCTTATTAACTGTAGAAGCAACAGAAGCAGTTGATGCAGATACAGATTTTAATTTTTTTCCTACTCTGTTAATAGCGTCAGTAATTGCTTGGAATCCCTGACCAATATAGGACATCATATCTCCACCCGCTTCCCTATTTGAAGTGTCGGGTAGCATGTCTGGTCTAGTTATTCCAGTTTTTGCAAAAAATCTCTCCTTTTCAGATGCTGCTGGGTCATTTTCTATAGCAGGATCTCGTTGAAACTTACCTAATGTAGTTTTTAACCTATCAGTAGCAGAAAAACCTAACGCCTGCTTGAAAAAATATCCTTTTTGTTCTCTACGACCCTTTAAATACTTAAGTTGCTCTACATCTGCCTGGTCTACACCTTCTCCAGATTCTTTATCAGATTCAATTTTTGCGTTAAGTCTATCAATCTCGCTATCAGCAGCATCTCTACCCTGAATTGCTCTTTTTTGTGCCGATTTTAATAGACCACCAATTTTTTTAAATGGATCTCCACCGCCACCACCGCCCATACCTGCGGGAGTTACACTAATTGTAGATGCTGCCATAGATAATACCTCCCTTTGATATTTATGACAACTTCATGGAATATAAATCTTTTAATGTAAATCCTTCTTCTACTATAACTGTAGGTTCATCATTCTCCACTGGGACTGGAACTTGGACAACATATGGTACAAACACAATTGATGGTGTCATTCCACTAACACCTAACTCCTGGTCCAAGTCCATACTCATTGTTTGAACAGTTGGAGCAACAGAACGTTCAACTGGTAATGATTGTGGCGTAATAACATCGTTACCACCACCAGAAAGTCCACTTCTAGCTTCTTCTAAATCCTTCTCTTGAACTTTTGGCCATGCTCCCCATGGTATCATACTACCAGCGTCTCTTAATATTTTAATTGCTGCTCTTGCATTATTGTCTGGGTCTCTTAGTTGATCTGGGTCTTCTATACCTACAGTTTTTAACCAAGTTTTGTGAACGTTCCAATTAATTTGGAATAAACCGATTGAATATTCACCTGTCCTGGCACCTAGTCCACTTTTGTCAGTATCATTATCTGGATCACCACCAGATTCATGTATTCCTACAGCAGCAAGCTTTATCGCTTCTTCATCAGTAGCACCATTTCTCTTCAAAATCTCTACCATTTCACGAATATTGTACAATACTAACTCGCCATGTTCCGGTGCTGCGAATGGACTATACCCAGAAAACGGATTGTTTGGTCCCAGGTCAGTAATTCTTACATCAGTATCATCAGTATTCATACTATCATCATTTCCACCACCAGTAAAGAAATTAGTAATTCCTCTCCATGCACCACCTAACCAATCAGTAAATCTTTCCCAGGCATTCTTTTTCTTTTTCTTGGTTGTTATATCACCACCCTGCTGCTTGCCCTTTACCTGAGCTTTTTGGAACATATTTCCTTGTATTTCCTTACCAGCAGAAGGATTGGGTGAAATATTATATTCTGATAATAAAGGTTGTAATATTGGGTTGATTAGCGGACCCATCAACCCAGAATACATTGGATTACGAATAATACCTGCAGCTGCAGATAGGAATGGTCCCACAAATGGTAATGGTGAACCATCTTTTAGACCGGATGTTATAGATCTTCCTCTTTTTGATGTCAGTGGTACTATGAGTTCGTTACCTGCCTCTCCAGCAACAACTCCACCTTGAGACAGTTTTTCTTCTCCTTCTTCTGGTTTTCCGGCAACAGCATCATAAACTGCACCGCCAATTAAATCACCAACAATACCACCCAAAACAGTACCAACTCCAGGAATCGGAACCAAAGTTCCTAGAGCACCACCAAGTGTTGCACCAACTGCTTTTGCGGCTGCTCTACCTACTGGTTCTCCTAAAGCGAGAGACACAACAAAATCAATCAATCCACCAACAATAGGAATACGCTTAAAGATAGGACGTAAAAATTTGACTATTGTTTTACCAGTTATCAAATTTGCTGCTTTTTTACCACCTAATTTAAGTGCTGTTCTCCTCGCAAATCTACTAGCACCACGTCTTCCTACCCTACCAGCACGTCTATTGCCATCTCGCATAAAATCATCACCACTCACGAAATCTAGAGCAGTTTCAAATATATTTGGTAGTCCTAAAGGACTCACCTCTAATCCTGTTCCTCTAACTCTTGAAGTGTCTGCTACATCTTGCTGTGAGTCGGATGCTGCTTCTTCTGCATCTCTTTTTGCATTTGCAGCTTCTTTTCTTTGTTCGTTAAATAAATCTAACTGAACATCATTAGTTGCATCTTTATTTTTAATAAAACTGCCAATATTATTGACTGTTTGTGATAATGACTTGTTTAAATTTGTGATATAATTTTTTGTAGAATCTTGATTTTTGCCAATTTCCACAAATCCGGGTTCTAACCCTAAAATTGCATTTTTTGCCTTATCAGCAAATTCACTAATTTTTGCAAATCCGTCATTGCTATATTCACCAGTGCTAAACATTTCAGGTTGTTTGACCATTTGTGGTCGTTCAGCAATGTTTTTGTTGATTGCTGCAGTCAAACGTTCTGCTGAACTACTACCGGCATCAGTTAATGGATCTCTTACATTAGTAAAAGCACCTTTTGTGCGTTGTATTAAATCTCCACCAAATTCAGACTTCAGAGTTTTGGTGAAAAAATAAGCACGTCTTAATTTTTTAGGGTCTCCACCTGCCTCTTTAAAGTTTCTTCTTGCTGATGCAGCTGCACCAAATGCGACGTTTATTTTAGATAATACTGACTTTAACCCATCACCACTAGCAGTTGACTTATTAATAACCTTAATTTTGGTTGGGTCAATTGCTTGAGGCAATTCTGGATTTTTGGCAACCAGTTCTTTTGCCGTTTTATCAGTTTTCAGTAAATCTTTTAATATATCTCCTGCAGTAGAGGCAAGTGCCTCTTGTTGCATTTTATCAAATGCTGCAGCCATTCTGCTGGCAGCAGTTCGTGGTTTTCCTAGGTAAATGACGCCCGGAATACGACCATTATAGGTTACTAATTTTATACCCGAGCGTTTTAGTGTCATCTCCGCTGCTGTTCCCGTGCTTTGATTTCTTCTTCTTTTTTCTTAATATATTCGTTTACCAAGAGAACATAGATTTGTCTCTCAAACGGCATCATATTTTCAATTTCAGTCAATGAATATTTATGTTCCTCCATTAACATAAAATTTGTCCTAAAATAATTTTCTAGATTATTATAGGACATCAAAGGACGAAAAAATCTTTCAAACCCTCCAAAGCGTATTTTAATTCTACACCAGTGCTAGGATTTGTGACTGTAAACTCATAACGCAATTTTGGTAAATTTTCGAAAAACGAAGAAATTTTCGCAAGTTGCTTCGAAGTTAAATTATCTACCCATTCAAGAAGATCTTTTTTTGTGGCTTCATTACCATCTACAACTTCTTCATCATCAAAAATTTGGTCTATACGAGATGCAACATAATCGTAAACATTTGTCTCATCTAGAGTTTCTCCAAGCATAGCAAAATTGATAAAATCATCCAAACTAGGATAATTTAACACAACCCCCATACTTTCAGATAACATAATTTTGTTGGGATTTTCTTCTTCCGTTCCTTGAACTTCAACCTCTAAAAGGTTAATGCGATGAGATACCTTAGTTTCGCCATCATCACGACAAGTAATTTCCAAATCTAAAAATTCTTCCGCTGATCTAGCACGAAGTTGTAAAAATATATACTCTAGGTCAAAATATGGCAACTCTTCTACTTTTATGCGACTCAAAATACAAGCTTTGATGACATCTTTAATTGCTTGTCTTTTTTGTTTAAAGTCTTCCGATTGATCTGCTAATAGAAGCAATTTCTCTTCTTTTACTAGGAATGGTCTAAATTTGATAATTTTTCCTGTTGACGGTAAAGTCAATTCGTAAGTAGGTGTTGCTGGTTTTGGTAATGCCATAATATTGCTCAAGTCCTATATTTATGTATTCGACTTTTTAGACAAAAAAATACCGGAAAATTTTTTTCCGGTTTTATGGAATTGAAGTTTAAATTTTGGGAGCATATTCGACAAAATATTTGGAGAAATAAAAGTTTGCACTTACATTTACAAGTTGACTTGTCCCATATGAAAGAGGTGTGGCATCAATAGAATATGGGAAGGCATCAACCATAGTGACTACTAATGATGGTTCATCACCTAAATCTAGTTTTGTAACTTTTATTGTTGCCTGATATTGCTCTGGATATCGTACCTGTGTATTATTTCTTCGCGTAGGATTCACTGTCCCGGAAGGTCCAACAAAATCATTACCATAATCAATATAAATGTAATCGTGCCATGTTTGTAGAAATCTCATAGGTGACATATTTTTGTCACAATACCAACCTAGAGATGTATCTGTAAAAATTCTACCATTGGCAAAGTTTACCTGTCCTTCGCCAGTCCAGTATCCCTGAGTAGTTCCTGTTTGAGATGAAATACTTGGTAGTTGTGCCTCACTACATGCCAGTGATATAAATCCATCTTCATCAAATTTAGCATTACCTGGCAAACATTTTTTAAGATTTGCTTGTAAACCGGATGTGGATCTTTTTGAGAAGTCGAACTCTACCTTATATCCAGTTGACAAGGCAATACCACCCTGCTTCCCGATAGATTCTATAACTTCGCTAAGTCTTCTGGACACGATAAATAAAAGCGTGAACTATATTTATATTTATGGCATACTCAGGGTTATACAAACCAGTTAATCCCAAGAAGTATCGTGGCAACCCTACAAGGATCATTTATAGGTCTATGTGGGAGAAGAAATTTATGATATTCTGTGACCATACCTCAAGCATCGTGGAGTGGGGTTCAGAAGAAATTATTATTCCATACAGATCACCTATCGATGGTAGAGTTCATCGTTACTACCCAGATTTCTACATCAAGATACTGACAAAATCTGGTAAGTATGAGAAGTATGTCATCGAAGTTAAACCCAAAAGACAAACTCAAAAACCGAATGAGAAACCAAAACGTAAAACTGCTGCTTGGAAAAGAGAAGTTCTAACCTATATTAAGAACCGCGCTAAGTGGGACGCCGCTGAGGACTTCTGTGAGGATAGGCAGATGAAATTCAAAATACTCACCGAAGATCACTTAAAGGTATAGAACAATGGCAACAGGATTCGCAGAAGTACAGAGAAATAATATAAAAAAGAATAAGGGAACACGAACCATATTCGAGCGAATAACAGAGGCAACAGAAGGAGAGAGCAAGTCATACGACTGGTACAGGGGCAAGGTCGCTAGCATCGCCTCAGAGTACCGCAAAGACCCCTCTAAGGTGCTTAGGGAGCAGGCAGGTGACCCAGAACCAGGCGGGGACGGCAACGTCCTTAGGCGCTATCCTGTGGAGGGTCACCTGTATATGTTTGAGTACGAAGCAATCTCAAAGTACCTCCCATACTATGACACATTCCCTCTTGTTTATGTCGTAAAGGTACTACCAGGAAAAGAATTTGTGGGTGCTAACTTACACTACATGAACCCAAAGAAAAGAATCAAGGCAGTACAAAATTTAATGAAAGGCAAAGTAGACATGCCTAAGATATGCTTCCATAAATATCTAGATAAGCATGTCGAAGGTTATATGTTAGACCTTCACATTGATGAGTGGGACACCGCCATCCTCTTACCCGTTGAGAATTTCGTGACCAGAGTGAGAGGTTTCAAGTTTCCGTACAAAAAAGAAGATGTTTGGCAGGAAACTAATGAAAAATTCTACGATAAGATCAAAGGCACACGAATGATTGACGGATACGGCAACAGGAAGAGTAAGGAGATGGTGAAGTAATGACATATCCCTCAGCAGAAAGACGAAGCCACAATACTCTTACACAACCAGCAGCAGCTGACACAGAAACTCTACCGGCGGCAGAGTTTGATGAAAGAGGTGTGAATGTTAGAAAAACATATTTAACTAATTTAAATGTTAATACCGAAGAAAGAAAAGATAATCAAAAATTATATTATACTTATCCTAGAAATTTAGCATTAGGATCTGATAAAGAGTCGTATGTGTCTTTCAGATTTTATGAATATGTTCCTCCATTTCAGACAAAAAATGCAGCTAAATCTGGTAGAACCAGTACAGCTGGATACAACAGTAATTTAACAACCGGGTTTACAAGACCTGCTAAGTATAGTCAAGATGCTGGAGGTGGAGAACTAGAACGTGTTCTCTTATACATGCCTCAAGATATCCAATCGCAATATGGTGTTGAATGGGGAGGAAAGTCAATTCAAAATGTAACTGCCGGAGCTCTATCAACTGCATCTAGTGGGGGTAATAATCTGACAGATTTTCTAAACAAAATATCAAATAATGTTAGAACTTCTCCTCAAGGTGTAAAAGATGCAGCAATAACTGGCGCAACCAAAGCTGCACTCCAGGCATTGTCTGCAGTGGGACAGGGTGATGGATTAAATATTAATGACATTCTTGGTTCCACAAGAGGCATTGTAATTAATCCTAATACTGAATTGTTATTCACCGGATTTAATCTTAGATCATTTGATTTGAATTTTAAATTAGTTGCACATAGTGAAGATGAGGCAAAGGATATAAAAAAAATTATTAGTATATTTAAATATGCTATGCTCCCATCCATAGCATATGATGGAACATTTGACGTTGCGAGTGGATTTATCAAGGTTCCATTCTTAGTGCAACCAGCGTTTATGCTTGGTGGAAATCCAAATGAATATGTATCACAATTTAAACAGTGTGCTATCACATCGATGAATGTTAACTTTACAGGTGAAGGTAACTTTATGACTTACAAAGATGGAGCTCCTGTTTCCATACTACTTTCTTTATCATTTGCAGAAACAAAACTTGTTTATAGAGACGAAATTAACACGGGCAAAGGAGTAAGTTTCTAATGTATTTTAATCTAAGTCCAAACATTGATTATGCCAGCAAACCAAGCAAGTTTCCATTTGCTGAGGGAGATTTTGTTATTGCAAAAAATTTCTTTAAGAGATATAATCTAGACGATAAAGTATTTTCTAACGTAGTATTTTTTAACAAATACACTATCAAAGATACAGATAGAGTAGACATACTCGCTGAAAGATACTACGGAGATGCATTCTACGATTGGGTGATTTTATTGACGAACAACATGATTCGTGGTGTATATGAATGGCCTTTAGATGAGGAGACATTACAAAAAGATGTAGAAAGTAGATACGAGTCTCCATACGAGACCATCCATCACTACGAAACATTAGAAGTTAAGGCAGGATATAAAATAGATGATATTGATGTTCTTGCACAGAAAAAAGGTATCATTGTAGGTAAAGAGTTTTACGATGGTAACTTTACCTACTACAATGGTTCAACACAATTTACTTTGCCTGGTAACACAGTGTCAACACCTATCACTGTGTGGGAAGAGGAAGTTAGAAAGAATGAAGAGAAGAGACAAATCTTTATTCTGAAAAAGAAATACCTACAATCATTCCTTGATGCATTCAGGAGAAACTCACAGTATACTAACTCATCTGACTTCGTAAACACCAGACTCAAATCTACTGTAATTTGATCAACTTTTGACACAAAAAAATACCGGAAAAAATTTTTCCGGTATTATGAAATCAGTTATTCAATTTTGGTTCATCAATCAGCAAGGAGAGATTCAAAAAAGTCTGCATCCTTGGTTGGTTCGCTGGACTCTACCTGACTACGGAAAGCAGAGACAGGTTCAGGTGCAGGTGCTGACAGAGTGATGTCAGGGTCATTGAACCCACCGCCACCAAACAATTCATCCTCTTCCTCTTGAATACGAGGAGCAGGACGACCCTTACCCTCTACATCATTAAAGCGACGTTCAAGGTCATCGTATGACTTGAACTGGTCTTCATCAACGATAGAAGCGAGAGGATACAGTTGGTTGTAAATCTTCTCCAGTTCATCATCATCGTTAGACAATGCTGTAGGTGCTTCGAAACTAGAAGACTCATAGTTCCAGTAAGAACCCTTCAGTGTAATACGAAGGCGGAAGTTAGCACCCTTCCAGAAGTTGAAGACGGGAATAGGTTCATCACCCATACCTTCTTCAGGTTTCATAGCGCGAGAGATAATATCAAAGATCTGCTGACCGAAACGCCACTGCATAACTTGACCCTCGTTCTGAGGATTAGCAGGGTCTTTAATCACCAGTACATTAGCAATGTACTTCTTCTTACGAGACTTACCAGCAGCAAGTTTCTGTGCTACTTCTTTAGGATTGTTCTTGTAGATGTCTCGGTTGGAATCACAGACGGGACAGATGCCAGGACCAACACCTTGGAGTGTGGTAGGGCAGTTCTCAATGAACCATTGTCCAGTCTCCTGATTCTGATAAACATGCTGGAAGAGTTTCACAACAGGTGCTGACTCTCCAGCGGGAGCAGGTAGGAAGCGCAGGATAGCACCACCACCAGTCTTCTCCTTGTTCAATGCTGGTTTGAACTCAGGATAACCGCTACCTCCACCATCTTTAGACTCAAGTTCCTTCTGAAGGAAGTCGAAGTCAGTGGCAGTGGAGCTACGCTTAAGGTCTGAAAATGACATAGTTACTTGGTTGTTTTACTTAGTTGTACGTTGTTTGTCCCGCACTTACACATGATAATACAGGCACAGTCCTGGGACAAGGGGGTCTGTGCCAGTTGATTAGTCGTCCTCTTGGAGACGTAGTTGCTCCTCAACATAGGGAGCAATGGATTCTTTTTGTGCTTTCACTCTTTCAACTAGAGTGTCAAACACTTCTTCGAGTGGTGTGCCTTCAGGAACTGTAGGATTACCTTCATCATCAACACCAGCAAATTGATAGGTGAAATCTTTCATCACTTTCACCATCATCTTTGCTTCTTCATCTTCACTCAGTTTCATTCTGAAATAGAATGTCTTCTGCTTCTCAATGAGTTGGATGAGAACATCATAATATTCATTCAGTTTGATAGGAGAAAGTGCAGGCAGCATAGTTGATGCCCGCACACAATACATCTGGAGGTCGGTCATCTCCTGGATGTCGCCCCTCACCATTTCTGATTGGAAAAAATCACTCATGTTAGTACTAATTTTGCGCTACGACTGGTTCTCTTCATATAATTTAGGCGTTGTGCATCTAGTTTTAATTTCTCCTTCAATGGTTTGGAGAGTAACTTAGATACACTTTCAAATTCAATCTCATTGATATCACAGTAATGAATAACAGCATCAATATAATTCATGTCCTCATTATGTAGGACGATGTGCTCAACATCCTGCGAAAATTTCGCAGTGCTCATAAATTTATCCTCCAGTTGTTCAGGCATAGTTTTTGTAGTAGTGTGCGATGTACTCTTGTAACTTAATATAATATTCTTTACAAGGTTTCTCAATCTCTACTTGGATGTCAAGATCTTCGCAAGCAATAATAGTGACTAGCTGCTTAGGTGCTAGTCCATACATCTCATAAAACATACATGCGTATGCTTGTTCCTGGACAAAGTAATCGTAAATGTACTTGCGTCTCTTTCTCTCCGCAGAGGTTTTGAAATCTATGATTGACAGCACTCCATTGTATTCAGCGATACAATCAACACGACCTGCAATCTTTAGCAAGTCAGAGTAAAGAACTGCCTCTTGTAAGTAAATATTATTTATGTTGTTAAGAATAGGCACCGCCGCTGAGAACATCATAGCAGGTAATGGTGCTGCAGTCAAGTCCTCATCAGTGGGATGATTGTTCTTCAGATAATGCTCTGCAAACAGGTGGAAGTCATTGCCCCTAGAGGTTGCTCTCTTAGATACTTTGTTTGCTTTCACTTCACCTACACGCTTACGCCAGCGCATAATACCTGCCATTTTCTCTGGGTTCTTACCAATCACAGTAGTAACTGACGGATAGTTACCTTTGGGTGTGGGATAGGTTCGAGTACCATCCTCCGTGACTGCTTCGACTTCAAATACTTCCGCCAGTTCTACATGATTAAACATTAGGTAATTCCAAGGGACATTTTATTAAGGATGTAAGACTTCACTAGATCAGAACGAACGATGTCTTCGACACCAAACTCAACCAGTTCAAACTCTTCCATGTTGTCAAGGATTTGTTGGAACCTGAGGATACCATTCTTTTCCTTGTCTTTAATGAGGTCAGACTGCATAACATCACCAGCAAAGATAATCTTTGTGTCTTGACCCACGCGAGTGATAATACTATCAAGTTCGTGGAAGTTCAAGTTCTGTGATTCATCCACAATAACTATAGCATTGTCTAGTGTCGTGCCGCGAATGAAACTGGTGCTCCAGAATGAAATAGTTTCCTGTGCTTTGAGGTCATCATACAATGTCTGATACTCTCTGTCAGTTGAGAGATCAAACATATTCCTCACCATATTTTTGTAAGGGATTTCATAGAGCTCTGCCTTATCATCGTGGGTGCCAGGTAGGAAACCAATCTCTCTACTAGGAACAAGTGAGCGAACGATATAAACTTTCTCGTAAGCAGAGTATTCATCAAACACTTCTTTGAGTGCTAGATAGAGAGCGAGGAATGATTTACCTGTACCAGCACAACCATAAGCAAAGATGCATTTGCCACTTTCATATGCACCAAAGAATCTCTCCTGTGCTGGTGTCATTGGCATGATTGCCTCAAGATGTTCTGTATTGCGTCCTTTATTACGCTTCACCATCTTGCGACTGGGTTTCGTTGGTTGTTGTGCGCTGCGCGACTTTCTAGATCTTGGCATATTAGTAGTTGTATTTGTTGGTTATAGAAACGTTCCCGATTGCTTTTGCTTGAGGATTAACTTTGTGTTTCATGAGGTCAGTCCATCCTGGATGAGACTTAGACATTCTATCCCTCCAATCACCCACCATTTCTGATGACATTGGTGCAGTGGATGGGTCAGACCAATCACGATCCCAGTCTGGATTGTCAGTTTTCCACTGATCCCAATCATGAACGCTCATGCTTACTTCTTTTTGTTCGCCCGTAACTTTATTAACTACTGGGTACGTCGCCATCTTCTTGCTCCTTTTTGTTATTCATATTCAGATGATATATTAAATGAAATTGTAGTTCGTCTATTATCACATGGATTAACGAAATGATTTAGTTCTACTGGAAATATTAATACCGTCCCTTCTTTTACATCTGGAAAATGCATAACGAATGGATTTTCTCCCCAGGCAGCCCTGTTTGATGTTGAATAGAACCCGGTTTTATTTTTGTCTTCATTTAAATCTAGAATATATATCCCAGAAAATTGTTGTCGTGCATTAGTATTGATATGATTATGTATCTCTTGCCAATTTCCTGGATAGTATTCATTATACCACAGTTGATTAATTGTGGATTGTTTTGGAGTTGGCAAGTTAATTTTTTCACCCATCTCTTTTAACATAGAATCGACCGGAGCCCATACAACAGAGTCATAAAAGTATGAATCCAAAAATGGAAGTGGATTTGCACCATCTCTGAAGTAACTACTAGTTACTTCACAATTCCATTTAGATTTTTTTCTATACAAAGAACCATAAGACTCAGCATCCCATTTGAAATGATGTAAATACTTTTCTTTTATCTCTTCATGGTTGTCAACTGTATGACAATATACAAAATCACATGGAAAAATATAGGATGTACTAGTCATTGTTCCATTCCATTGCTTCTGCTACGTCAGGGAACACTTCAATGAATAGTTTCTTTGCTTCTTGAGCAATCAAAGCGTGTTCTTTCTGTGTGCCATTGCCACCACGAAGGTCAATGTAATGCACCCACGAACGACAGTTACCTTTCATATACATACGGGTTGGTACACAAAGGGGGAGCACATTGCGGGCACACTCCTTTGCCACACCTCGTCCAATCATCTGCTCATACAATGCCTGAGAAGAATCAAACAGAGTTTGCATCTGTAGTTCCAAAGACTGCTTCTCAAACTCATCTAGATCATCAGTAGAGTTCTGTCTATTCTTTGTGTCCTGCCTACGAAGTTCAGGCAGTTTAATCTCACCAAGAACATCAGTGGTAGCATACCGTTGTGAAAATTCTTGATAGCAGAACGAACGATGACGCAGGATTTGCTGAGCAATAGCACGGGTAGTGTTAATCTCAATCGTCATGTCTGCTTGCTCGAAGATGCTCCAGTGCTTCTCTCGAATACAATACCGGAGCAGACCAGCAGCAGTATCAAAGTTCATCTGGTTGCCTGGGTTAGATACCCTGGCAGTGTAAGAGATAATCTCCTGCCCACTCTTACCTTCTAGTTTGCCATAACCTTGACTAACAGCAATCACTTCACACTTCATTGGTATCCTCCACAACTTCAACATCAACAGATTCTACCACATCTTCCTCAGGTTGGGAAGCGATAGTGGACTCTATCTTAACTGGATCAGGCAGGTTGAGATACTGACCGAAACCATTGTTCTGCCTGTCTCGTATTAGTTTATTTGTTTTTTCGAGATTGCGAAGGTCGGACTTCAATTTGCGTAACTCTTCATCATTATAAAGATGTTCTTGTTTCAATGCTTTTTTAATTTGTTTAATGTATCCTTTGAAGTCTACTACATGAGTCATGTGTTTTCAAATCAATGTGTTCATAGTTTAGCACGATGTGTGCTGTTTGTCAATCAGGGTATCCGTCGTCATCATCCCCAATATAGGAACCAGATGGTTGATAAGCATCCGTGTCAGAATAAATCTCTACCTCTAGTTCTTCAATGACTTCTTTAAGTCTATGTAATATCTCTTTTAAGTTTCTTCTATCCACTATTATCTATCGCAACAATACTATATCTATACAAAAAAAGAGGGGAGTATCCCCTCTAGTTCTATATTATAACAAATATATCATTTGTTGTAAGTATGACCGCGATAGCAGAAGGTGCCGTGAATTTCTTCTGCACCTTGCTTGCACTCGTACTTGACACCACGATAGGATGTCATAGCAATCTGTGCGTCATGTAATGCAGATGCTTTTTGAATCTGATTACGGATCATGTTAAGTGTGTTCATTGTTAGTCTCCTGAAATACTAGGGTGGTTTATTCCCCGTTCCTTCAGTCGTTTGCGTCCCACTCACACTCTTTAGTATAATCCTTTACAGTTTCTACTAACTCTATCCGAATGTATTCAGGTAGAGTCTCATTCAACTTAATCTTCAGCATGATAGCATCAGATTGTTGACAAGTGAGTGTAGTTGATAGAAGTAATTCTAACATGGGATGAACGCTCCGTTCCGCGACTTACTTGCGTCCACAGGGATATAAAGTCCCTTTGGATGAACGATATAATTATTTAGTTTTTTTCTTGGCCTCCGGTGGGGCATCTTGCATGTTACTCCACAATTTAGCGGGTATCTTGCCTTCAGTCCACTCCATTGATTGAATACAATGCCCGAAGGTATCGTAGTAGGCATCAAAGATGTTTCCTTTCAACCCACGAACTATATCATACCACTGCTCCTCCCCGGTGTCAAGCCTCAATAGGTAACTGTCACGGGGTAGAGACGTGTCCTTTGCTGCCTCTGGCGTTGTGTTCTGAACTATAATCTTAATCATATAGTTCTCAAGTCGTTTGATTTGTTCAGAATTAAATGTCAAGAACGAGTCCCCCATTTGATTTGTGGAAATGCTTCAGCAACACATTGCTGAGTAATCTTCCACCGTTTACCAATTTGTTTGTCTTTCATTAAGCACAGAACCTCTGCTTCACCAGCATGAAGACCCTCTAGCAGTTGAATGAAGAGGGTTTCACGACGAGATTGTTTTAGTTGTGGAGCTCCTCCCTTAAAGAATAGATATAGTTTTTTATATTCATGAACTAACTTTGTATGTTCAGTGTCTTCAGGCGCATCGTTTTTATTAAACGGAACATCACCTTCTGGAAGTTCTGATATAATACTTTCATCAAAATTTGCAATTAGAATTTGTCTAAGTGCTGGAGTATTATACTCTTGTAGAAGTTTAATCTTTTGCGCTTTTGTTTTGGCGTTACTAACTTTTTGTAACACCTCATGCATTAATAATTTCATGTCAGTAAATATGAATATTGATATTTAGTCGTCGTAGTCATCGTCATCGTAACCATCATCAGCAACGAAACGAACTGAATACAACTCTTCGTTGATGACTATGCCGTCATCATCATACATCTCAGGATGCATCTGGACCTGTGGCTGCTGCGCTTGTAGATAGATTCCGAAAACATCGTTGGCAATCCAACCAATAGTTGTGCCGAGTGCGAGTGATCCAAGGATCATAAACGATGTCAATACTACCGTTAAAGATGCGTCCATTTCTTACTCCTAGATTACTTGTTGTCCTCCCAAGTAAACTCTAGTCGAAACGAAAAGATTTTTCTCAGGAGGGTGAATGTGTTTTTAACCTTTAGACCACTTGTTTTTGGTCTCTTCTGTCCTCTCCTGAGCATCAGCTCCACGCCTTTATTTATCTGTAAATTCTCACTCATTTTGGTGACGAAATAATACCACGTTTGACAAATTCTTTTGCTGCTCCAACCAATCCACCAACATTTTTACCATCGATAACAATGATTGGATAACCGGAAGAAAAAGGATACTTAATCTTGACATCTTCTGCAGAAATATCTGTTCCTACCACATACTCTTTGTATTCTACCTCAGCTAAATCAAAAAGTTTATGTGATTTTTCACACCATTTACATCCCGGTGTCGAATAGAGTTCTATTTCCATAGTAGTTTAATGACTATAATATGTATTATACAATAAAAAACCACCCCTGTAAAGGAGTGGTGTGACGGTTGTGGAAGTGGTTTAGAGTGCGTTGCCTCTAGGAAGAACTTCTTCTGGGAACACGAAGTTCTCATGTGGTTGGTCAACTGGTGCCATCCAAGCACGAAGTCCTTCGTTGAGCAAGATATTTTTTGTATAGAAGGTCTCAAATTCCGGGTCTTCAGCAGCACGAATCTCCTGACTCACAAAATCATATGCACGAAGGTTGAGTGCAAGACCGATGATCCCGATTGAAGATGTCCAGAGACCCATAACAGGAACAAACAGCATGAAAAAATGCAACCAACGCTTATTGCTAAACGCAATACCGAAAATTTGTGACCAAAAACGATTAGCCGTAACCATTGAATAAGTTTCTTCTTCTTGAGTAGGCTCGAATGCCTTGAAAGTATTTGATTGTTCACCATCTTCGAACAAAGTATTTTCTACAGTAGCACCATGAATAGCACAGAGAAGAGCACCACCCAGGATACCTGCTACACCCATCATATGGAACGGGTTGAGCGTCCAGTTGTGGAAGCCCTGTAGGAATAATAGGAAGCGGAAAATCGCTGCAACGCCAAACGACGGCGCAAAGAACCAACTGGACTGTCCGAGAGGATACATGAGAAAAACAGACACAAAGACAGCAATCGGACCAGAAAAGGCGA